ACCCTACGTAAACTAGCGCCATATAGGGAGAAAATCATGAACCCACGCACACCTAAGCCAGACGAATTAGCACACATTATCGAAACTCGCCTACACCTGACTAACCGCGAAGCGTGGCTAGCTAAGCTGGAAGCCACACAAGCTATTGATCCGCGCACCAAGCGGGAAAAGCGTATCGAGAAACTACTAAATGAAATCATGGGCTTAAAAAAGGAACTAATGCGATCTATAGAGGTTGCGTTAGGTATCTACGAAGCGCCTATCGATAGTACACAGAACAAGGAGTGAACACACATGGGGCACAAGCTAGAGTTTGACGAAGTTAAACACCGTTACACGCTTGACGGCGAAAACATGCCGTCCGTGACTACGCTTCTTGGGGCTGGGTTCCCTAAGCCGTATTTGATGTATTGGGCCGCTAAAATGGTTGCTGAGGCGGCGGTGGATGAGGCCGAAAACATTGCCCGTACTTTGGAGGTGCGCGGCGGTGACGCGCGCGGGGACCTCATTATCCGCCTCAAGTCCGCGCCCTGGCGTTACCGCGACAGTAAAGCCCGTAAGGGAACCGCTGTGCACTCGCTGGCCGAGCAGTTGGTTAACTGGGAGGAAATCGAACCAGCCCCCGAGTTAAGGCCCTACCTTGACGCCTACCTGACGTGGCTAGACGATAACCCGTCTTTTGAGGTTATCGCCACTGAGGTTCCCGTTGCCTCAACCATGCATGGCTATGCGGGTACCGCTGACCTTATCGCTAAGTTTGAGGGTGACGTCTGGTTGTTCGATCTGAAGACCTCAAATAGCGTGCATGGTGAGTATTTTATGCAGTGTGCCGCATACGCTAATGCCGACTATTACAAAGGCCCTGACGGCAAGCTGCATCCAATGATCCCCGTTGATCGTATTGGGGTTATTCACCTAACCCCGCATGAAGCCACTCTCTACCGTGGCCCCGAAATTAAGGAAGCTTGGAAAGCGTTCCTGGCCGTTAAGGCTGTAGCTAACCAGGTTAAGAATGTTAACTCTTGGGTTAAGAAAGGACTGAGCAAATGAGTGAACAGAGTCTTGTTGTTTCTGACAACAACAGCTTTGAGGCGCGCGCCCTGGCCGTGCAGGGTGGCCTTAACGCTTTTGACAACTCCCTATTAGCGGCTAAGGCTGTGGCAGATAAATTAATCGCTACCGCGTTTGTGCCCGTATCTTGGAGCGAGGGTAAAAAAGTTACCCCGACTGACCTTGCAGTGGCTATCGTTAAAGGGGCGGCCTTGGGTATGGACCCGATCACCGCCGCTAACTCTTTGTATGTTGTTCGAGGCAAGCCCGCCATGTATGCGGAAACTATGGCGGCGTTGGTGAAGAATGCCGGGTATGATATCTGGGCTGAAGAAACCAGCGACGAAAGCGCCACAGTATGTGTCCGTCGTAAGGGCTCCGATATTGTCAATTCTGCTACATGGACTATGGAGCGCGCCCGCAAAGCCGGCTACTTGTCTAACAAGAAGTACGCAACTAACCCACAACAAATGTTGTACGCGCGCGCCTTGTCTGAAGCGTGCAAGCGTGGGGCGCCCGAAGTGCTGGCGGGCCTGTCCAGCGTTGAGGAAGAAAGCATTGCCGTTGGCGAGGCTGAGGTTAAGCCCATGCAGCGTAAACGCAAGCCGGGTAAGGTTAAGTCGAACGATGTGCCCGAAGCCGACGCTACCCCGGTTGTTGACGGGGCTATCTACGAAGAAGCCGAGATTATCGAAGAAGAAAGTGAGGAAACCAAATGAGCACGTTCGCTACTTGGTCCGCGATTATTTGGGGCGCCCCGTTCGTGTGGTTTGCTACCATAGCCGCCCTTGCCTTTGTTTGTGACATTTGCGAACAAGTGTGCGAGAATGTTAGCGATTGGCGATATGAGCGTCGCAGGAAGCGCGAAGCCGACAAGAACCGAAAGGAAACAAAATGACGCCGTCTTTTTGGCTTTTTGTAACCGTTGCTGTTATTTATGCGCTTGTGGCCCTAAGCGATTAGTGAAGTGGCGGCTAGATTATGGGTATTTTGATAGCCCTGGCCGTGGTTGCTTTTTATGGTTTCTTTTTGCTTTTAGCTGTACTTGATTCACGAAACGGTGATTAGGCTATGACTATTTGGCTTGCTGGGGCCGTGTCTTATATGACTGGTACGTTCGCGGCCACACTAGTTTTTATCCCTATCGGGTTCGGCTTGGCCGTGTTCATGGGGGCTGTAGTGTGGGTGCTAATGCTGCTGGAAGAAGTGAAGAACAAATGAGCGCGGCCCTAGCTGTTAGCGCTAGTAAAGGGGCCGCTTTGCTGGTTGGGTTAGGCCCATTCTGGCTAACTGTGTTGCTGGTCTCATTAATTGTTTCTTCCTTGACCGCCGTTTTCTTCACGATACTATTAATGGCGTGGGTGTTGAGCTGGTTCGACACTCGCATCGAACGATTATGGAAACGCACAGAAAAGGAATAATGGTGGACTATATCATTACCGAGGGTAACCTAACCCGTGATCCCGAATTAAAGTTTAGCCAGAACGGCGGCAAGCCGTACTGTTTCTTCACCGTGGCGGTTAGCTACCGTGAACAGCGTAACGGTAGCTGGCAGGACACGGGCACCTGCTACTACAGTTGTGTCGCATTCGGCAAGATGGCTGAAAACATTGCCGAGAGCCTACAAAAGGGTAGCCGCGTTGTTGTGGCTGGCCGTAAAACCACCGAGTTCTACACGGCTAAGGACGGCAGTCAGCGCACCAATGAGCGCATTAACGTTGATCACTGTGGGCTTAGCCTACAGACCGCTTGCGCCCGCGTCATGGCCAACCCTAACGGCAACTACAGTAACCAGTCTCAGCAAGGCGGCTATCAGCCCCAACCGCGCGGCAACGGCTACGACTACGACCCGAACAGTTGGGGCGGCAACCCGCAAAGCCCCACGTTCTAAACAAATGGAGGTACAGAAAATGGAAGAACAGTTTAAAGAAACCGTTAAAGCCCTTTGGCTATCCACGCCAGACAAGGAATACCACCTAAAGGCGTTCCCGAACCTGGCAGGTGAAGAACTAGCCAAGGCACAGTTCGAGTTTAAGACGTTCGCGGCACTAAAGGACATGACCGCCGCGTTTAACGCCTACATGAACAGTGTTTGGTACAAGTACAAGCCCGCTGTGGCCGCTAACAACCTCCGCACTGTTATTCAAGCATCTATCCACATGCTTAAGGTGATTGACCCTAAGATTACCGCCGACAAGCTTGCAGAACTAACCTACACAGAATGGCAGCGCGCCAAGGCTAAGCACGGCGAACATACGTTCGATTCTCTAATGCCTGAATATTCTAAAATCATGGCGTTCATGGAAGAATACGGCGAGGTGGCAAGGGCTTTGACATACGACAAGGAACACGCCGGAAACTTGTTGGATGAAATTGTTCAAGTAATCGGTTTGGCTGTCGCGTGGTTGCTGCTGGTTGAAGCAACCAACCAAAAGCAGTGGCTAACGCGCAACAACCGTATTTCGGTATTCTAAATGGCCCGCACCGCTAAACAAGTTTTTGACGATATACGCGGCGAGTTCCTGGCCAAGGAAGATAACATCGAGCGTCTAGTTGAGGATGAGCTTTTAGCTTACGCGGCCCTTGTTGCAACGGTTGAGAAAACAGTTGAAGACCTGGAAGCGTGTCGGTCAAAGCCGTTGGAAGAACGCAAGTTGCCTAACGAAAAAATTTTGTTAGACATCCTGGCCAAAGCGTCCGCCGAAATACGGGCGTATAAGTCTAAAATGCGCCCTAGACCAAAACGCCGGTAGGGTATAGTATCTTCCTTAAGGGCGGTGCTAAATGAACGCATCGTCGGGGATTGGGTGTGTTACCCCCCTTGCTTATTAGACAGTCGTTTAATAAGCAAGGGGGTTAACTGTATACTGTGGGCTATGAGCAAAGAAGTTCGTGGCTCGCGCTGGCGGCGAGTGCAAAAACAGTTTATGCGCAACGCGCGCTACAACAAGCTACCGTGCGCGTTGTGTGGGCAACCGATTAACTATACGACGCGCAACCCTAATGATTGGGACGCGCCAAGCGTTGACCACATTAAACCCTGGATTTACGCCCCCGAGTTGCGCCTAGACCCCGCTAATTTGCAGATAGCGCACCAAGAGTGCAACAAGATCAAGGGCACAGGCAAACAGGCTATGCCGTCAATCGGCAACCAGTCGCGGCAGTGGGGAAAGAAAACAAATGAGTGAACACAATGAACATAAAACACTATACGGCGAAACCAAGGCGGCAATTGACAGCGCAGACTGGCTAACCGGCGCTGACGCCGGACAGATTCAGGCGCTAACCGACTTGGGGTCAAAAATTGATGACGCCTTGCTAGACCTAGAGTCATATACGACTAGGGATATTAAAGACTTAATGCTCGCCTACAACAAAATTAGTGAATCGCTAGGATTGTCCCCTAACACGCGGGCGGCGTGGGAACGCCGACAGCGCCAAGGCAAGGGAACCGGCATGAACAAGCTACAAAACGACATTGCAAAGGCTTTACAGTTTTGAAACCCCCAACGCTACCTAAAAACTATAAGAACAGCCCCGAAGGTGCGTACTATTGGGAGTTCCTGGCCCAAGCTGAGGCCAGGTGCAAGTTTAAGGTAGCCGGGTATGACGGCCCCAAGGGAAACCGCGAGCCGCGCATCTGTACACCCCCGTTACGCCCTTTGACGCCTGAAACGACACTAGGCTATGCGTGCATTTTTTTCGCTGAAAACATCCTTGGGGTGCAGCTATTGCCATTCCAGCAAGCCCTGCTGATTAGGGCTTTAGAGACCGCCCCCGGACACAGGTTACGGTTTAAATACGTGTTCCTACTGGTTGCGCGACAGAACGGCAAGTCAACCGTGGCGCAGGTAATCAGCCTGTTCTTTATGTTCGGCTTGCGTAAACCCACCGTCGTGGGCACGGCGCAAGACCTATCCATAGCCGAGGGCCTGTTGGCTGGCTGTGTTGAGGTTGTCGAAAGTAACCCGATACTCAAAAACTATATCCGGAACGTTAATAACACTAACGGCAAGAAAAGCCTAACCGTGGCTTGTGAGGGGCCAACAGGTGAACGAGCCGAAAGCACCTATCTAGTTAAAGCCGCAACCCGTAAAGCTGGCCGTGGTTTATCCAGTGACCTTGTGTTGCTGGATGAGCTACGCGAACAAACAAACTGGGTGGCTTGGGCGGCTGTAGCCAACACGATTATTGCCCGCCCTAACGCCCAAGTGTGGGGCCTAAGCAACGCTGGCGATATTTCGTCAGCGGTCCTAATGCACTATAGGAAACAAGCCCACAAGGCCCTTGGTGACCCTGACGGGATAGTTAGGGAAGACGAAAAAGAAAACGGGTTGACCCTACAAGTCAAAGACGGTACAGAAGATGATGACAGTGTGGGCTTATTTGAATGGTCAGCTAAGCCCGGCAGGTCAATTATGGATCGGGACGGTTGGTTAGAAGCTAACCCGGCTATCGGTTGGGTTATTGACCCGGCAGTTATCAAAACAGCTACGGCGCAACCCGAAGCTGAGTTTAGGACCGAGTGCCTTTGCCAGTGGGTGCTGGACATGTACGAAGGCCCGTTTGCGCACGGCGCTTGGGATAAATGCCGAGACATGGCCGGTGTTATCCCTGACGAAAACCCCGCCGTTTTCGCGGTGGATGTTTCATGGGACCGTGACCTAGCATATGTGGCCGCAGCGGGCATAAACAGCGACGGACGCCCGCAGGTTGAAATATGTGCTGGCCGCGCTAGTCGCAACTGGCAGGAATGGGTTCCAGAATGGTTCACTTCCTGGGTGGACCCCGCTAACCCGGTTGACGTGGTCGTTAACTCCAAAGGTTGCCCCGCAGCGGCCCTAATAGACCATTTGAAGAAAGTGCCCGGCCTACGTGTGCGTGAATGGTGCGGGTCTGATGTGACGTTGGGGTGTGGCTTGTTCTATGACCGGGTTATGGCGGCTGAAAAAGAAAACCCTGACCGAACACCACTGGCACACCGTGGGCAGGAAGCCCTAGACCTGGCCGCTTCCGCAGCGGTCAAACGCAACGCGGGTGACGGTTGGATGTGGGATAGGCGCAACAGTAGCCGGGACATCTCGCCCCTAATTGCTTGCACCGCCGCTTTGTGGTGGCTAGAAACGGTGTATGTCAACAAGAAGACAACCTCTATTTATGAGTCTGGCGTGCTAGACTTAATTTAGTTATGTATGTCCGTACATTGGTAGAACAGAATGTATAGAACTTTACGCCGCTACGTGGCGGCAATCGTGACAGTAGATATTGGGGACGCAAGCGTTCGGGGAACGTTAAGCCGCGTAGACAAGCACGCTATCACGCTAATCAACTGTTCGCAGCTTATCCCCCCAACCGCGCAGAACCCAACCCCAACCCCGGTTGAGATTCTGGGCTCTATCATTGTGCCACTTCCTTGTGTAGTGCAGGTGTGTTAAATGATATTTTCAACCCTTGCAGAACTTAACGAGACGGTAGGGAAAGGTAACGGCGTCGTGCTTGACGTCGTAGACCCTCCCGTACCGCTGATTGGCTTTGAGCCCACTAACGGTATCAACGTATCCAATATTTGGCGTACCCAACCTAACGTGCGCATGGTGGTTGAGTTTATCGCCAACAACATTGCGTCTATCCCACTATACGTGTATAAGCGCAACGCCGATAACGGGCGCGAACGTGTGCGTGACGGTGAACTAGCCAGGGTACTTGGCAACCCTGGCAACAGGCTAACCCCGTTCCGCTTCTGGTATAGGGTGCTGGTTGACTATTTGCTGTACGACTATTGGATCGTTTTAGTTCAACGCACCGAGACCGGCGAATATAACCTTGTTCGCGTACCCCCATACCGCGGAACTATCGTTACCGACGGGTTGCAGCGGGCGCAAACTATCCGGGTGTCCGTGAATGATGGAACAACCGTTGACCTGGACCCTAAAACGGTACTGTTTGACATGGGGTATAGCCAAACTGCGCGCGGCTACACGTCCCCCATTGTTACGTTGTCGCAGATCATTTCACAGAGTCAACAGTCTTTGGCATACCGTGATGAGGTTATGCGCAACGCGGCCACACATACGGGTATTGTGCAGCGTGAAACGGAATGGCCAAGCCAGGAAGCGCGCAACAATTTTGTTAGGTCATTGCGCCAATTTTCTAGCGGCAACAACCGCGCGGGCGGCACCATGCTTTTAGATGAGGGCATGAAATGGGTTGACCGCAACTACCAAGTGCCCCTAGTTGATGACCTGGAAGCGCGCAAGCTATCTGCCGTTGAGGTTTGCGCCGCCTACCATATCCAGCCAGAGTTGCTGGGCATCCGTGAGGGCACCTACGCCAACCAGGAAGCGTTTAGACAGTCACTCTATAGGGACAACCTAGGGCCATACATTACAGCCCTTGAACAGTCTGTAAACCCACTTGTGGCTATGCTTGAACAGCCCTCCGACAATTACATTAAAGCCCATGTTGACGTCAAGTTGCGTGGCTCATTCCAGGAACAGGCAAGCTTGCTTGTTTCTTCCACTGGCCGTCCGTTCCTCACCACTAATGAGGCGCGCGCCAAGGTTGAGCTGAACAGTATCGAGGGTGGCGACAAACTAGTTACCCCGCTAAACGTCCTTGTTGGCGGTCAAGCATCCCCACACGATTCAGGGAGTCAAAACGAAAAACAGGCACCAGTGGCAGAAACAAAGGCCGCTGATGAGCCCGAAAACGAAACCAGCGACAAGCACCAGCTAGCCGCTAACACGCTAATCGGCGACTGGGAAGATAAAGCCGCCGAACTGTTCTCCAACTTCTACGCACGGCAAGGGCGCAGTATCCAAGCCAAGCTAGGAAGCAAAAGCGAACAATGGTGGGAACAAGATAGGTGGGTTAAAGAACTAGCCGACGATCTGTTTAAGCTATCCAAGCTGGCCGTGGCCGACATGGGGCCAAAGGCCGCTAAAGCCCTTGGCTTTGACCCCGATAAAGAATGGTCTCTAGAAAAATGTATCGGCTACCTAGCGGCTGTTTCAAAGAGCCGCGCACGCATGGTTAACGACGCAACCTATAGAGCCATTAAGGAAGCTCTAGACAACGCCGGTGACACGGCTAGCTTGTTTGCGGAAACAGAGACAGATAAGCGCGCCAAGCGCAGCGCAGCAATGCTACTGGGCGCGTTGAGCTCATTCACTGCCAACGAGGCGGTGCAGCAAGCCCGGCCCGGCAAGGGTGGTAAAAAGACTTGGTATACGCCAAGCCCTAACCCCCGTGCTAGTCACCGCCGCATGAACGGGCAAAGTGTCGGCACCGGTAAACTATTTAGTAACGGGATGCAATGGCCGCATGACCCCGCAGGCGGCGCTGACGAAGTGGCCGGTTGCACATGCTACGTAATAATAGAAAGTGGTAATTAAAATGACACAGATTCTTTACAAGAACGCGGCAAGCGTGAAAGCCAACCCGGAACAGGCAGGGTTTACTGGCTATGCGTCTACCTGGACTCGCACCCCTGACTATGCCGGGGATGTGGTGGCTAAGGGTGCGTTCACCAAGACCCTGGCTGATTGGGCGGCTAAGGGTTGCGATATTCCCCTACTGTGGCTACACAACGACGCTGACCCTAACGCCTATATTGGGTGGGCTAAATGTACAGAGGACGACCACGGCCTCAAGGTTGACGCCACTATCGACACAGATAACCCCATGGCTAAACAGGTTCATAAGTTGCTGAAGAACAAGCAGGTTGCGGAAATGAGCTTCGCGTTCCGCGTGCTTGACTCTGAAACCATTGAGGTAGAAAACGGCATCAAAGCCAATGAACTACGCGAACTAGACCTGCTAGAAGTGTCAGTTGTGCCTCACGGTTGCAACCCTGATACTAGCATTGACGATGTTAAAGCAGTGTCAAACACCCCTTTGTTCACCAACGAAGAAGTAGCTAAACTAAAAGCATTAATCAATCAGGCCCCGAGCGGGGAAGCGGATAGCAAGTCTAGCGAGGATGCAGAGCGCATTAAGCACGACGAGGCTTTGAAGCGAATCGCAAACCAGGTCAAGGAATACTTGACACTACCTGATTAAAGGACAAACTAAAAATGGCAAAGACGCTAAGGGAGCAGCACGCCGAGCTAGCCGCAAAGGTTAAGGGGCTCGAAGCTGACCTACAGAATGAATACAGCCCGGAACACCTAGAAGAATACCGAAAGGGCGCTGAGCGCCTAAAGGAACTCTACAACGCAGTACAGGCTGTGGAAGAAACCAAGGGCATTGTGGCCTCTATGGCGGCCGACGTCGAGGAAACCGAAGCGCCCGCTAACGGTACGGTGGACGAATCGGTTAAGGGCCTGAGCATGGCTGACCGTTTCGTCAAGTCTGACAACTATAAGCGGTTTGTAAAGTCGCGTGTTGGCAGCTCCGGCGCGCCGGTGACTATTGACCCGGTAAAGGTGGGCTCGATTGAAGACTTCCTAGTGCAGCGTAAGTCTTCAAACGTTCTCGCAACCCCGGTAGCCCGTCTTCAGCCGACACGGTACCCCACCGTTGATGTTATCGACCGCGCGCCGCTGACTCTATTGGATGTTATCTCGCACGGCAAGATGGCTACCCCCGCGTTTGAGTATGTGCAGATCACTGGTGCGTCGCGTAACGCTGCTATCGTGCCTGAAGCTACCACCACGAATAACGCGGCCAACCTGAAGCCTATCTCCGACTTCACCACGAACATGGCCGAGTGTAAGGCCGTCACTATGGCTGACGGCTTTATCGCCTCTACACAGATGTTGGAAGACGCGGGCGCGTTCACATCCTGGATGCAGAACGAATTGACCTACAACCTGAACGCCCTGATTGAGGATAACATTCTCAACGGCCCGGGCGGCTCTGGTAAGCTGACTGGTATTCTGGCCACCACTGGTATTCAGAACCTAACCTATAGTGCTACCGCTGGCACTGATGGCGCTATTGACCTTGTTAAGGCCGCACGCCAAGCAGTAACCAAGCTAGAGAACGTAGGGGCCACGCTCAAGTGTGTGCTGATTAACCCTGAAGACGATGAGCTGCTAGACCTGGCGCAGGATGCAGACAAGCGTTTCTATAGTGCAGGCCCGTTCGGGCGCGGCCCGAACACCCTCTGGGCTCTCCCGCGTATCAAGTCCGCTAAGGTGCCCCGTGGTACTCAGATTATCGGCGACTTTGACACGGTGCAGTTCTTGGAATACAAGGGCATTAACGTTAACGCATTTAGCCAACATGAAGACTTTGCCCGCCGCAACCTAGTTTATGTGCGCGCAGAGTGCCGTGCAGGTCTAGCCATTTACCGCCCCAACCGCCTATGTGTGGTGAAGAAGAGCTGATGATTATCTTTAACGGTATCCGCTACCGGTTCGAGGATGCACTCGAACTAGGTTTGATTGGCCCTGACGGCGGGGCGCAGGTTGAGGGTGTCGCCTTTGAC